AGTGGTAAAAATATGGACTTGTCAAATTGGAAGGTTCTTTTTGACTCAGATGGGCGTTCCTGAGAATGCTTGAATGCGTTAAACGATATATAATAGTCAGCAGACAAATCACTAGGAAATACTAGTGGTGATTTGTTTCCCAGTAGTTTTTCAGATCTTTTCTCCTCGATCTTCTTTTCTGGCAGGTTTGATTGTTTCGTCTGGGTCTTTGAACTAGAAGATGATTTTGGAGGCGGTCTATCCTTACCACCAGACAGCGCTGGATCGGCACCACCCTGAACACCATTAATTCCTGATGATGATGTGCCAGAAGATTGGGGAGAATTCATTAAAGTGTCCTATGAGCTATAGCGGTATTTTTAAACCAAAGAATCCTTCGAAGTATAAAGGAAACCCGTCAAATATTATTTATCGCTCTCTTTGGGAGTGTAGATTCATGAGCTATCTGGACTCTCATCCAGATGTTATAGAATGGGCTAGTGAAGAATTCTCTATTCCATATTTATCACCCATTGATAACAGGGTCCACAAATATTTTCCTGACTTCTGGGTTAAGAAGCGTGGTAGGGATGGATTAATGGAAACAGTTGTTATTGAGATTAAACCTAAAAACCAAACGCAGCCTCCAAAGCCAAGAACAAAAATTACCAAGAACTACCTGCATGAGGTCAAAACATGGGGAATAAATAGCTCTAAGTGGGAGTATGCCACAAAATTCTGTGAAGAGCGCAAATGGAAGTTTCAAATACTAACCGAGAATGAATTAGGTATCAAGTAATGGCACAAACATATCAAGAAATGCTGAAGCAGGCAGTCAACCGTGGACAGGTCGCCGATGCTCAAACTTGGTTTGATACTTCGTTCCAGCAACTTGACAAACAAGATGCTCTCGGTGTGCTAGCAGGTGGTGATAATAGACTTACTAAAAGTTTATCTATTGGTAAGATGTATCTATTCCACTATGATCCAAAACATAAGAAAACTCTTCCAAAGTATGATCGATTTCCTTTAGTATTCCCCTTTGAGCATGCTGATGGGGGATTCATGGGTATTAACTTCCACTACCTGCCTCCTGGCATGAGAGCACTACTTCTAGATAATCTGATGTCACTAGCTAGTAATAAGGCTTTCACTGACAGTATGCGGTTGAATTTAAATTATAAGCTATTAAAGAATGTGGCTAAGTTTGCCCCTGCAAAAGAAGGCATCAAACGCTACCTAAATAGTCATGTTAGATCCAGGTTCTTTTACGTAAAACCTGACGAGTGGTCTAAGGCAATCATGCTACCACTAGACGACTTTGTCTACAGGAAATAAATGCTAAACATAAACGAATTTAAGTCAGCTGTACAAAAATATGATTTAGAAAGGCCTAACCTTTTCAAGGTTGAATTCAGCCCTCCTGAATTTCTTAGAGAGCCTGAAAATAAAGATATACTTTCTTATGTGGATAATGGTAAGCATGTATCTCTGTTATGCAGAAGTGCATCGATGCCAGGTCGGAGCTTAGCGCTTGCGGATACAAGAAGATACGGTATTGGACCTAGTATCAAAATGCCTATTGGTGGATCACTTGAAGAGTTCACTCTCACATTTATGAATGATGCGGATAGTAGAACTTGGTTATTCTTCCATAAGTGGTTAGATTACATCTATCCGATGGGCACCAGAGCAAACAACCAAGATGTAGTTCCTGGTCAACTATCCAATCACCAACTCAAGTTCAAAAAAAGATATCAAACAACAATGGATCTCATCACCTATCATGGAGAGCGTGGAAAGTTCTCTGGTAGTGGTTTGATTAGTGCACTGGTATCTGCAGCGTCAGCCGCAGCAGGTGTACCTTTTGTTGGAGCATTACTGAATAGTAACTCAGTAAAGAAATTCAATCTAAAAGAAAAAAGAAGAGTAACATTCTACAAAGTATTCCCAGTCTCTCTCAGTTCTATAGCATATAGTGCTGATCAGACTGATGCAATAAGTGAATTTACCGTTGGGTTCACATATGTAAATTATGCCGGTACTTTAAAATTTTAATAGGAGTTTGACATGGCTTTGCCAAAATTAATGCACCCAGTATTTGAATTGATTATTCCTTCAACAAAACAAAACTGTAAGTTTAGACCTTTCCTTGTAAAAGAAGAGAAACTATTGTTGATGGCTAAACAAGGTGGGATACAAGCTGATATAACCGGAACACTAAAGCAGATTATTAATAACTGTGATGTAGATTCTGTTTTAGATGTAAACACCCTGTCATCGTTTGATGTAGAGTATATCTTTCTGAAATTAAGAGCTAAGTCTATAAACAACATTATTGAGTTAGCATACACTGATTATGAAGATAGTGAAGTGTATAAGTTTGAGATTGATGCAGATGAGATTGAAGTGATACATGATCCAGTTCATACGAATATAATCAAGCTGAGTGAGACATCTGGTATAGTGATGAAGTATCCAAATATGGAATTAATGGCTAAAGTTGTTAGTGACATGGATATAGCAGATCTACTATTCTTCATGATTAGTGGATGCGTAGATCAGTACTACGACGGTGATAATATTACATACTTTAAAGATGTGTCTCAGGATGAAATAACTAGTTTTATTGATAATCTTCCAACAAAAGTGATTTCAGAGTTTGAAAACTTCTTCAATACAATGCCTAAGATATACCACAAGTTGGAATATACTAATAAGAACGGTACAGAAAGGGTAATCGAGTTAAAGACGCTTGAAGATTTTTTTACGTTGCGCTGAGCCATAATACATTAGAAAATTACTATACAGTAATGTTTGTTTTGGTTCAGCATCATAACTACTCGCTGACAGAAGTTGAGAATTTAATAGTTTTTGAAAGAGACATATACCTGCAAATGCTTGCAGACCATATAAAGAAACAAGAGGACTTATACAAAGATGGCCGCTGATCCAAATAGACAGACGTTAATGCAGCAACTTAGTGAGATGCGTGCCACACGTATGCAACAAATGCGTTCGGGTGGACAGCAGTCCCAATTGATGGGCAGACAAGTTCAACTCACGCAGAGTATGAATGCTGCACTTCAGAATAACACCAGGCAGCTTGGCACTCTCAACACAACAATGTCTTCTGGTTTCAGAAATCTTTCTAGTTCGTTCACTAGATCCGTGGCAGGATTATCTTCTGCTATTGGTAGAACAGCAAGTACTACCGGTAGCGCTGCTATGGGTGTTGGTAGAGTATCTGCAAGTGCTGTTTCTGGTCTTTCTTCTGCAATCGTGTCTTCATTATCTACCGTCCTGCCGGTTGCTATAGCTGGCTACCTTGGTAAGACGATGGTGTGGGATAGAATAGACTCCGGAACTAAGAAAGAGCTCCAAGAGAACTTCTCTGGTGTGATGAAAAATATATTTGGTGGGTTCAAGGATACAGAATTTGGTAAGTCAGTAGAACCTATGATGGATAAGATGGAAGCCTTGTTCTCAGCACTTGGTGACACTCTTGATGATCTTGGTAATAAACTAGGATCAATATCCGGTAACATTAGTAAGAAGGTTGAGGGTGTAAAAAATAAGGTAGATGTTAAGGGTGAGGCATTCAAGAGAACTGTCGAACCTATGGAGAAGGCTGGTAAGGCAGTAGCTGGGGTGTTTGAAGGAGCTGACATAGGAGGGATAAGTCTTAAAGACATAGCAGGTACTGCTATTGCTGCAGGCGCCGCTAAGTTAGGCTATGAATCTTATAAAGAGGGTAAATTTGGATCAACAAAAGCACCTACTCCAAGCCCAATAACACCAGGTGGTAAACCACCCACTCTAAGTGCACCAGGTAACGCAGCTAGAGCTTTCATATCTAAAAATAAATTACCCGGTAATGTACTTGATATTTTAGCAGGCAGACTAGATTTTAGAATAATGAAGGCCGGTGGGGCTTTTGCGACCAAGTACGCCGCTGAGTTTAAAAAGGTCAAGTTGGGTAATACGTTTTTTGTTCTTGGTGTTTTAATGGAACTGGGTATGTCCAAGTTTGTTCATGAAGAAATTAACATAATGGTAGCTGAGCGTGATCCACCTGACTTTTCTCAAGAAGAAGCGGATGCATTGCACAGCTGGGTCACAGCACAGACTTGGGGTTCAATTATTGGAGGTGCTACTCTTGGTACACTAGGGGCTATTGGTGGAGCAGCCACAGCACCTGTCACAGGTCCACTTGCACCATACATCGCACTAGCATCAGGCGCACTTGCATCATATTATGGATCTCAAGGTGGAAAAGAAGTAGCAAATAAGTTTGTATCGTTACCAGAATCTATAACTAAACCAAGACAGGGTGTAGCACCAAGGACTCCAGGTGAAGCCGTCGATCAAAGATTGGAAGGTAAATCAGATATTCCACAGGGAAGTATAACGCCAAGTAGCGGCGCAGTATCTTCCGGTAACCAGAATATAGATTTTGTTACAAATAGAAAGAGGCGTGAAGGCGTCAGACAGAATCCTTACCAGAGTGCTGAGGGTGGTACTCCAACAGTAGGTATTGGTCATAAGCTCACACCAGAAGAAATGAAGGCTGGTGGTGTATTCATCGATGGTAAGCTAGTACCTCTTGATCTTGGTGGTGTCAAAGATCCAGGATCTTCAGAGAAGGGTAAAAAACAGCTTACAAAAGAGCAAGTAGAGAAGTTGTACGAACAAGACCAGCAAAAGATGATGGGTTATGTTAGAGATGGTGTTGGTAAAGAGGGATTCGATAAATTGAGCCCTGATCAACAATGGGCACTTACAGACCTCGCCTTTGCTATGGGTCCCGGCTTTGCTAAAGATCCTAAACTAAAGAAGATGATTGAAGCTGGTGACACTAAAGGGGTTGCAGAATTTATTCGTAGTAGGGGTAGGTACTATACTAAGGATGGTAAGAAGGTAAAGAGCGCTATACATGAAAAGGCTGCTGAAGGTAGAGCAGATCTATATGCCGGCGGTGGTTCATTGACTGGTGGTGGGCAATCTATGTTAGCTTCTGGCGGTGGTGGCGAGTCAGGTAGTGATACTGGTAGTAGTGGAAGCCCTACTGCTGGTATGTCATTTAGCGAACGTGTAGCACACTATAAGAAGAAAAAAGAAGGTGGTAAGGAAGAGTCGGCTGTAAAACCTGATGACACTACTCAAAAACCAGAAGAGAATAAGAGTGCTTTTGCTGGGTTCGGAAGTATGATCAGTACTAAGTACTCTGACTTAAAGGAAATGCTTCTGAAGGGTGTAGAAGGCGATATGGAGCGTAAGGCGGAAGACCAACAGTCCGGACCATCTATCAACTATACTGGTGGTGACACCAATATTAATAGTAATGCTGGTGGTGGAGGTGGTGGTACTCCAACATATAGCGCTGTAGCACCTGCAGCAAGCTATCAATCACAGTTTACATCAATAGCTGGTATTCAACGTACAGCATAAGAAAAAGGGGCCTAAGCCCCTTTCTTTTTAATCGTCCAGCAGTGCTTTAAACTGCTTTAGATCATCATCTTCGTCCTCACCACCATCCCATGGTGCAGCTGCTTGTTTCTTTGCAGCTGGTTTAGATTCCTTCTGCTTTGGTGCAGTTTCAAATTCTTCATTCTCATCTTCACTCAAATCAGTTAAAGATGCATTACGAACTTGTTTAGGTGCACCACCATCTAAACCTAGAACACGATAGAGCTTCTGTTTCAACTCATCATACGGCTTAAAGTGTTCGTCAGCTAAAAATGCTTGTAATGAGTGTTCCTGCTTCCAGATCTTTTCTAGCTCTTCGTCGTCATCCAACAAAGGAGCTGGAGCTTCAAATTCAGACTTGTCGTAGTTGCGATAGCCTTCTACATTGCGAATCTTCAACTTGAAGTTAGCGCCTGCCCAGAAGTCAAATGGGTTGATTGGCTCCTCATCCTCAAACTCTGGATTCATAGCAGCATTCAACTTATCAAAGATCTTCTTGCCGTACTTGAACAGGAATACCTTACCTTCATTCTCTGGATGAGCCTTATCACTTACGATATAGATGTTAGAGATAAAATTCAGCTTACGCTTTTGTTTACGAACCTGATCTTGGTTAGCTTGTAACTTAGTAGCCCACAGTTGGCTATTATATTCTGATACAGGATCTGCTTTACCAATCGTGGTTAGAGACTTCTCGATATACCACTGACCACCAGGACCCTGGAATCCGTGATCAAAGATGCGGACAAAAGGAACATCTTCGTTATCAGGAGAAGGAAGAAAACGAATGACAGCATAGCCATTACCTGACTTATCGACTTCAGGTTGCCAGAATCGGGTGTCTTGTTTACGGCCTTCACCTTCGGGTGCTGCGAGTTTAGATACTTGCTGATTGATTTTGTCCAGACTGGACTTTGAGGACTTCTTGAGATTTGAAAAAGACATCGTATACTCCTTGTGTAAAATATATTTTATGTATTAGTGTATCCACCAAACTAATTATGTAATTGTACATTGTTCTTGAATATCAGTCAACATACTCTTATATTTATCTTCCTCAAACTGCACAAAAGGAGATAATTTAATTAATTTGTTACGAACTGTTTCCCATACTGGATCCTTCAACTTCGAGCTCCAATACTTGAACAGGCACTTCTTTTGCACAGCGTCAATTATAATCAACGTTTCTGCATTTATCTCTTTCGAGAGATATCTTCGTAAAAGTGGTGGGTGTTGATTATCCACCACTTTCATTTCATCTTTGAGATCATCAATCTTACTAAGATCACTTTTAAATATATAAGAAAGGGATTCCTTGTGCTTCAACCACTCTCGGTATTGTTTCTCAGCAATCTGCTCATTGATTAGATCACCAACCCAAACATCACCGTAGTAAAAGTTGGCAACAAGGAACCCCATCACATCTTTATGTTTTGCTAACTTCGCAAAAAAGTACTTGTCATTCCTCTTCTCAAAAGTAGCGTATGACGCTTTAACTTTACCATTATATTTAAAGTAATCATACGTGTCTGATTGAAAGTGTCTTTTCAGAGCACAATACATCTTATACGCATCATAATCTGTCATAGAGGCAATTGTTTAGTCTTTGGCAAATAGTTAAGGTTCTCTGCCTCAACCTGTATAGAGGCTTTCAGCTTTGCATTGCTTTTAATCAACGAAGCTGCTGTTTCAATATCAACTCCATTCTTATCACAAAAGTACATCACTGCATCAATATACTCCATTTTCTTCTCTAAGACAAGTTTTTCAATCTCTTTAGTAAACTCAACTATACTTACAAAGTTCAAATCCTGAATCATTGTTTACCTTTTGAATAAAATATATGTGCACCTATCTTGACCTTTCGCTTCATCCTACTACTCCATACTGGTTTCACATATGTGGCGTGAAAGAATAAAGAGCCACGTGTAGGGTCAAAATCATTATCATGGAACTGGCTTATTGCTATTGCTCTAGCTAGCTCGTAGATTTTATCGTACGAGACTCTATCCCTTATAACCTTATTATGACTAGGTAGACACACCCATGAGAACTGGCACGTCTTACCATTTTTCTGATAAACCACTTCACAAATAGTTTTAGGGAAATCGCTATCAGCAACCCTATTCATAGTAACGAATCCAACAGCCTTGATACCCTCTATAGGTTCACTCTTGGCTTCGAAGTACATATTTTTAGCAAGACACTCTATCTGTCTTTCTGATATGCTTGGTGTTAGTATTGTATTGTGTGACATTGCAACAATGTCGTCACTGAATTCATTCTGAGCAAATACAAGTGAACATAGACCAAGCAGTGTAATTAACACTAGCTTTTTCATGTTAACTTCCTCTTTGTTGTTTGTGGGAATATTTTGAGACGAGGAGCTACTACTTTCAGTATCCTGATTTTTAATAGTCACAATGCCATCCTTATCAAGTACTACTCATGCCGTATTGGACCAATGGGTCCTATTGTAGATAAAATTATTTATAATAAAGAAAACGGTGAAAAATTTACTATTCCACCGTATCTTATACTATCTCGCAGTAATAGACAACAGTTACTTGGTTTTCTCAGCTAGTTTACGGTACCCAGTACCAGTTGGATGCACGTTATCTGCACTCATATCGGTCTTGGGTCTTTCGATAATGATATCACCAAACTCTGTTGCTACCTTTGTTACATCTCTAACAGCCTTGGGTTTAAGATTCTCGTTTGGAAGGATCCAGTATACCTTATCTGCTTTCGCAGCAGCCCGTATTTGTCTGACATTATCTTCAGTGTTATGAGTTTTTATGTCATTTGCCCCAAGGCTAATAATTATGACCTTAGCTGGCTGCAGTTTATTAATATTAACTTCTTTCCACTTACCAGAGTTAATACCACTTTTCACAATAGCCGAGCACTCTCTACGTACTTGGCTAACACCAACACCAATACTATCACCAATAATTAGACACTCTATCATACGACCTCGTAATCTTCTTTACCTGCACCACATTCTGGACATTCGAAGTCATCTGGAAGTTGATGCCATGCACCTTCCACTAATTCATTATGTTCGTGTCCGCAGACCACACATACGTGAGTTTCACTCATTATTGTACCTCCTCTAACATTTTTTGATATGCAGTAGCATGACGCTGTTCAATTTTAGCCAATGCAGCAAAACGCTTCTCTGCTTTCTTCAATACATCACTAAACTGTTTAGCATGTTCTTTGGATTCTTCAATCTGATGTTCAGCTTCTTTCATAGCCTCTACATTACCCTCTGCTTCCGCAATCGTTTTGAACTGGGGATACATCTGGGTATACTCGTATGTCTCTCCTTCAATAGCCTTCTCTAGACATTCCTTTGTGCTCGGCTTACCAATCAGCAATTCTAAGTGACCAAGCGCATGTACCATTTCTTGTTTAGCAGTGTGCTCAAAATGAGCAGCAACATCCTCATACCCCTCTTCACGAGCAATCTTTGCAAAGTAAAGATATTTAATATGGGCAGTTGATTCCCCCCCAAGTGCGCTCTCTAAGTTTTTAATTGTAACACTCATTTTTTCTCCTGTAATAAAAAATAGGACCCGAAGGTCCTATTGGTTGTTGGGTGATAAGGGAACCATCCTCAGTATGGCTTAAGCCACCATACGGTAATCGCTATCGTTTGCGTTTACTAGTTTTGCTTGATTTACGGTCATCGCCTACCGTGTTGTCCATATCCTTACTCTTTACCCTGTCGAGACCAGATCACCCCCATCAGAAGCACACAATCCCCGCTAGAGCCCTAAGAGGTTTCTTTCATCTAGGACAACTATGTGCTTCTGGTGGAGGTGGGCGGAATCGAACCGCCGTCCAGAATACTTTTCATTCTACTTCATACAACAATTCTGATAGTACCTTGGAGACGGTAGTTTCATCACCATCACCAAAAGTACTTTTTATCTTATTATATATTCTACTGTTATTCTCTAGGTATTGAAGTTTAGTATCACAACCAGAAAACAATCGTGATTTACTAATAGTCTTATCACCGTATGTACATCTAATTGATACTGAATATCTTTCTGTCTCAGTATCCTGAGTCTTGTGAATCAAGTCACCGCGCATGAGTAATAAATCACCAGGCATGATATAGGGGGTAACACTATATTTGTTAATATCAAAATCAAGGGTGAAGTCATCTCCAAGATCATCGTCTATCACTCGAGTAGTGTCACCAGCAATAAAACGTCTTGCACCTTTGTTGTGTATTAACTCTTTCTGATCTTTAAACATATGCATTGGTATAACTGAAATACCGGATTTGTTAGGTAATTCCTTATGAAGAGGAATATAGAAGTTAAGGTGATTAATACTCTCTTGCTCAAGATACCAAGACTCGTGTTCTTGGTGCCAATCGAATGATGTCTTTTGATTATTAATATAAAGCTGAGGGTATATGATCGTATCAGCTTTGATTGATGTTGATTGCCTTATGTCTAATAAAATATTCATAAACTTATTAGACATACTCTCCATCACAGCTTTAGCCACCATCTTAATTCCATAGTGTCCAAACTGAGCTGTACTATTGATATAATCATCTTTAAACCTTTCCAACTCCTCACTACTGAGGAAGTTGGGGATAACGATATAACCATCACTATCTAATCTAGAAAACTGCATCGTTATCCCTCTCACATGGTTTAATCGTAAGGCTTAAAGAAATCATCATCCTTACTATCCTCATCATATTTAGACCAATCGTATGTGACTAGCTTGTATATCCAAAAGACCACACAACCTATAAGGAATACTGTAAACATAAAGGAGAACATATTAGGTATACAGTTATTACAAGGATTAGTAAACAAGCCCCATGAAATATTCATAAGTTCCTATGTCATAATAAAGAAGAAAAGAGCCCCAGCTGGGGCTCTAATGTTATCGGTTTGCAATATACATAGTAATTTCAAAGCCAAAACGAAGATCTTGTGCAGATGGTGTAGTCCAATCCATTTCATTCTCCTAGTTGATTAATGTGCAAATGCACATCAAACATTATATATTAGAGAGAATACAGATATCAACTGGGTAAAATCATTAAATAATGCCTGATTGTTACCCAGTTTTACCATTTAAGCAGCTTCAGCCATCTCTACAGCGGTCTCAAGCGCTTTCACCTTGAGTGCCTTGTTAGGACCGTACCAAGCAGACGTCAAACGACCTTCTTGAGTACGACCGATAACATGATCTGTTAGGTAGGTAACAGCGTTAAATGCCTGCCACCATGAACCCTCTGCGAATTTTGCACCAGGTTGCTCGTGTAGAGCTTGTAATGCCAGCTCAGCAGAGCTAGACAACTCCTTCTTAACACGTGTTTCTTCGTTCTTAGAGCGACCATAAGCGTTAACAGGGAAGATACGATTGAAGTAATCAGTCACTGATTCCTGTTTAAACTTCTTACTACCCAGGAATTTGGCCATTTCCTTGTACTTGGCCAGCTTATCAGATGCAATACCGAGCATCTGCTTCACTTGATCGCCGTCAAACTCGCGGCGATGTGATACTTTTACCATGTTGTCTTGCTTAGAAGACAGTGAAAGAGTAAGAGTATTGTTGCAGACCACGCGTATTGGAGTGAAACGCACGTCAATAGACTGACCAAACTTGTGAGGAAGAGTAAAAAGGAGGTATGAGTCAACCTGATCGCCGCCAAAAACATCGAAAGACTCCTTCACTTTAGCAAGTGCCCATACAATCTGACCATGTTTCAGGGAACCAGCGGTATGCATCTCCATGTCACCGGAGCAAACAAAGTCGTTAAAGAACTCAAATGCCTCTTCATTCTGCAAAGGATTCCAGTCTTGTGATACGACGTCCAGGATACGACCGTCAGAAGAGCGCACAAGAGCGTCTTTACCGGTGTATACTTGCTTACCATTAATGTTAACAAAGCTCTGAATCTTGTCAACTGACCAATCTAGGCCAGCAGACTTCAACATTTGCGCAGGAGTAAGGTCAGCAGGTACGCGTTGACCAAGTCCGTGCCAAGGAGTTTCGCCTGCAAATGCCATTGTCTCAACTAAATGTGCCATAATATATCTCCTAAAGTCAATTTAATATCATATTACAGAGACCATTATCAACTTAAAACGAAATTAAGTCAACGCTTTTCTATACTCTAATTCTTTTTCCATTAGTTGTCTGACCCAGCTTTCCTGCTTGGGGGCAAATTGG